AATTATAACGCTGATTCTTTTTCTCAGCTCATTGCCTGTTTTAGGAGTTGATCACGGATTTTCTTGTATTCCTCGGGTTTCTTCCGAGCTATGGCTTGCCTGTCTTTTGGTGATACTACTTCATAGCTTCGTCCTTGAGACCCATCGGGAGCCAACGGCCTGGGAAGTGTCGCGGAAAGTTCAGTCCTCGCCTCGAGTTTCGCAGTCTCGAGAATCTTGGCTTCCCTCTCCTTGTTCTGTTCAATACTTTGAAGTATTTCTTCCTCGGATTCCCCAACGACAAACGGCGCCAAGTGTTTCAATCCCGCCTCTCGAAGCTTTTGCTCCCGAAACGAGTTCAACTCTGACACCCTTACCCGCTCCGCCGCGGCGTTCGCGACGTTATCGATGGTTTGCTCCAATCGCTTGTTCTGCTCCCGTAACTCAGCAAGTTCCCTACTAATACTGTCAATCTCCGCAGTCTTCCCCGAACGAATATCATCGATCTCACTCTGTCGAGTACTAAGTTGACTTTCGAGAGCCTGGATCTGTTTACTCGACTGCTCCTTTGCCTTCTTGAGCTTGTCTAATTCAGGATAAACCTTTTTCTTCTCGTCTGTTCTTGCTTTCTCGAGAAGAGCTTGAACTTCCTCCTGAGAGTAAACTTTCCCTTTCGGAGCTACTGATTGATCGTCTACTTTGTCCTTCGCCTTTGGTGTGACATCAACCACTGGTTGATCCTTTGGCGCTGTCGGGTCTACTGCGGGATCATCTTTTGTGTCTGTGTTCTCTTTACTCATAAAAATCCTCGGCTAGTGAGTCGTTACTTCCCTGCCATGCGAACAGTTTGACGAATATTTGAAACGCTCGCCATTGTTCCTGCTTTTTTGCCTGTTTTTCTGTCTGCCATTGTGACCGATTGCACAAAAACAACACCCCGACCGGAATCGGTTTGTCCTTCATTGCCGCCACTGACATTCCCTGCTGTCATTGCCATGATTTCTTCCTTTCTTCACGTTACGTGAACTCGACAAGTTATGATCTACTCTAAAGATTACCTTTACGCGAAAATGGTTTCAACTATCCCTTTATAGCATTGACCAAAATTTCAGCCGAAATAATTCCCGCAGTCAAAAGAGCTTCGCCTCTTTCCTCCACTATATTTTGGAGCCGTGAAGGAAACCACCCCTCAGGATAACACTTGCAATAAGGATGTGGATACTGTGGCCAGTCCGCCACCAAATGAAGTCCTTCCAATTCCGACGCAGATACTCGAATCCCTAGTCGATCGAGCTCCTGTTGAGTTTCAGGGACTATTCGAGAAGCAAAGTGCTCACAAATTTCCCTTCCACCATACCACTTATGAGCGGGGTTTAACCGCCAATAAGCAAACGCGACTCCTGACGCTTGAAGTGTTCGCCTTTCCACTTCGTTCGCGAGTCGTGTTTCTTCTGACACCATGATTCTCCTGGACTGACGAATCATAGAGCCACCCTTTACCGGCGTTCTTCCCTTGCCTGAAAAAGCCAACCCCGCTTTCACGTCTCGGGTTATTCTTTCCGCTGCATTTCCTGCAGAATAATTTCCCGAGAGAAATCTACGAACCTGGCTCTTGTGCTTAGTACCGAGCGCCCTCATTCTTGAACGAAAACTCTTTCCTGACCCTGGAGGAAACTCACGATCGAGCTCCTCCATGACTGCATCGTGAATGACAGATCGAAGTCGAGAATCTATCCTTCTCAGACCCAGAGATTCAATATGCGCCAATTGAGCCCTTTGCGCTCGGGCCACCGCTCGACTCACATCCCTCTCAATATCCCTCGTCATTCGATCGACTGCGCGGTCAATAGTTCTCCTGGTTAACCTTTCTAACTTCTGACGCTCTCTTGCAAGAATCCGAGTCCCATCCAAAGAAGTAGATGACTCGATCTGAGAAACGAGCTCTCCTGCGAGATTTCTTATGGGTCGATTTAACTCTGCCGACTCTCTCACCCAGGATCGAAACAACAGCTCTCTTGCTTTTGCAAGCTCCCTGTCACTTTCAAGAATTATCCCCCTACTAGCGGGAGCTACATCGAGAATCTGACCGAATAATTTCTTTTCCTCTGCCATTACTTCAGAGTTACCTCACTCGCCTTCTTCGCGAATGTCGCCGATACCTTTTGGCCCCTTACCGATGGATCTCCCCCTCTCGCGTTCTGGAATTCACCGCGACCTAGCCCTGATGGCTTATCGGCGTCAAACATCGATTCGTTTTCTTCTTCTAGTTCTTCCTTCACTCCTTGAAGGATTGACTCTATCTCCCCCTGAGATTTTCCACTTCTCTCCAGTTCAATCCTTCGAGTGGATAACCCCAGCTCGAGCCTCACTCTCGACTTCTCGAGTTCAGCCGCCTCATCATGAGGCATGGGATCAGGAAACGTCACATCATTTCGATATTTATTCCCCTGCCTCAATTGGTCCATCTTTTGCCCAAAAGCAGGATCGCCTATCTCGGTTGTCATAAGTATCAACCTATTCACAAGTCGAAGACCTGTTCCATACGTCAATACCTTTATGTCCCGTTTTTCCATTATAGGGAGATACTTTAAAGCCATGGCCACACCGGAGACGCTTGCACCTGGCTGAATGTCTCCCAACACCTCTTCCGGAACAGACCCCAATTCCAACATAGCCTTTTTAAGCGATTTGAAATGTTCAACCGACGCCTTTAAATCTCCGGAGATTTCAAGATTCCACACCTTTGCGTTTTCCGGAACCGCCCACACTTTGTTCGCTCCGCGTTCCAAATCCCGAATCTTGGCTCCGCTCATTATAGTCACCGGACTATTCCCGGTCCAATAGGTGTTACCTCTCCGTCTTGCAAACCATAGTCCGGTCTCAACCGTTGGACACCAAACCTTGCCGGTATACTCCACTTCCTTCGACCTGGTGCGCTCAATATATGTCGTGTTGCAAGAATAAATACCTATCACTCCGTTGCCTCTGATATTGTGATAAGAAGTAGTCCGTTTGCCTAACATGCAACACAGCGCCTGAAAAAACGCTCTTCTCTCAGGCCAATCCTGATGCCGCACCTCTTCACCACATCCACACGCCTCATTCGCCGCCAATAACACGTCGAACAAACGAACGGCCTGCCCGTAGGTTAACGACAGCAGAAAGTCAAAGGTTGGTTTTTTACCGGGGGCTACTGCCGACAACCTCGAGGTTAACTCCGTCCCCAAGTACCATCGAGTCATACCGTTAGGTAGTTCTGCCTGTTCAGTGAACGTTTCGCCCCGCGCCACGAAGTAAGACTGCAGCCCTCGAATCTCTGCCACATGTTCCGGTTTAACGCTGTTCAACTGACAAACAAAAGAAAGTTCTGTCCCACTCTCTGTCTCGTCCAGACTTCCCCCTGATATCCACCACCCGAGAAGTTCAACAAATTCATCGGAGTATATTGACACATGCGCAAAACACCGAGGATTACCCCCACCGAGAACCAACCGAGACCCTCGAGTTAGCTGAGAAACAGCGACTTCCTCTCCCTCAGCCTTCGACGTACGAACCATTTCTCTTATATAATTTCTACTTCCACCTATCCGTCTCTCGGCCAGCCACCTGTGATTAGGCGTAGTCAACGCATCAATATCATCAGCCCATTCAATCAAAAAGCCGTCATACTCATAGACATTAACCCTCTGTACGGGTTGCCATACAATGAGATTCCTTACTCGATCCAAACCGAGAGTCATATCCCCTTCGTGTAACTCAGAGTAGCGCTTCCACCCATGCTGAGTTAGAATCTCCGTCTCCTCGTCCACACACCCGTGGTAATTTATAATGTCTGAAATATCAGTGGTTTTCTCGTTCAGTTCTCTGTTCAGCTCCCATATATCCACCAAATCCGAAACACCGTAATATTCTCCGGACAACGGATAGTTAGGGATGTGAACAATCGGAATTTCCTGAATAGGCGACGGTTGGGGGTCACTAATAGGCTCCCCGTTCCGAAAATATTGAACCGTTACCGGAGATATGACCCTTCCGGAGCCGTCAAATTCGGCAGCTTTCCACTCCTCTCCCATTATAACAACACTCTTGTACTGAGAGTCCCTTGGCGGAAACATCAACCGAGTACTCCGGTCAGCTCTTGTGTCCTCATATACCGGAGTAAGAACAAGAATCCTCTTTAGTTTCTTCCGGTCGACTCCGGTTGGGCCTCCGAATTCCGGGAAAGCTAAATGCGATGGGATAACGTCGACGCGAGCAAACGGCTCCTCTAACACGTGCTCATTATCCCAGGAAACTCTGAGAAATAAATCTCCCGTGACCGCGCCCTGCTGCGCGGCGTCAATCATCCAGAGATTCTTGTGGTTCCTCCTCCACGTATCCTCCAACTTCTGTCGAACAAACTCCCTGTCTTCCTGTTCGTTTTCTGGGGTTGCTGGATCATCGGGGATTTTGACCTCGAAGCCTTTTTTGAATGTGAAGTTATTCACCGCGTCAACAATTCGACGGGTATAGTTCAACGTGATTGTAGGATCGCCGGGGTCCCGTTGATAACTCCAGTGTTTTTTCAAATAAAATCGCCAATAATCGCGGTAAGTATTCAGGCGAACCTGATGATCTAAAGATTGATTCTCCGAAAAAACACCTGTGATTATCGAGTTCAACTCCGAGATAACGATTGCCATTAAGTTCTCCTGAGCCCGTGCTCACATCATATCATTGTTTTGAAAGGAAACGCCCCCGCTCGACACAAATCATATGAAGTTCTACCTCGCGAAGTCGAACGAATTCAATCGATACCGGCACAAGATCAAGTCTATCGTACAAACCCACCCACTCACTTAGGTCTCTATTGGCTGGATACTTACTGCTAACACCGCGGTCATAATACGAAATATGAGCTACCAATCCTTTTTCGGATAACAGCCTGAATACATGAAGCAAGTCTATTTCGATAGACTCCGACTCCTCCAATACCCTGGAGCAAAAAAGAAGGTCAACTTTCCCATTCCAATCCAAAGGACAATCCGCTAATTCCATGCACAGAATCCCCTTTTCTGGGGCCTCTAGCATTCTCCGTCTGTCTATCCCTATGTATTTATTGCCAAAACTGCGGATCAGTCCCGCTCTGGCTACTCCATCACCACATCCCACATCCAATATATTAGGGGAAGAAGGAAGACCCAAAATCCTCTGTGCCCTTTTAATTAATGTATACATTATTAAAAGAGACTGCTCCTTCATATTCACATACTCCGCTTTCATCGACATCAACCCCTCTCCTGTACCTCGACTTTCTGCTACTACCCTCTCTGTCAGTTCACTTCTTATCCGATCACTGGGTCTCCTCAATCTTGAGTTCAACTTTCCCCCCTCTTTCCCCTTCTTTCCGAGCTAAAAAAGATTCTCTCCTATTCCTGGAGTCCTCTGTTTCACTCTCTCGGTTCAACACTTGGGAATCCTCCACGCTCCGCGAACTTCGAGAGACCACCCCTTTTCGAGGCAAAGTTATCTCCACATCCCCTGCACTTCTCACAAGCGTCGTCTCTACTATCTCCCCTGTCCCGTAACGAAAGTTTCTCGCTAACTGATCCTTTCTCGATAGCACTTGCTTTCTCTGGTTGGATATCTTCACTCCCTGGCCTATCTTTTGTTTTGTTCGTTCCGTATGCGACATCACCAAACCTCACCCTCTTTTCCCATCGGGAAAGTACTTCTTGAACGGCCTGATTAACGCAGGCATCCATGGATAGATTCATCAATTGACAATAACCCGACAACGCTATAACTGTATCACCTACCGCATCCTTCAGCCGATATAAAAGTTCTTCCTTATCCCATTCTCCGCGATTCTCCACTAATCGCCGATGACAGTTTGAAATTTCACCGAGTTCCTCCATTACATTAATAAGACGAACTTCGATTTGATCGTCATTCTGTATATCGTATTTCGTTTTCGCCTCGTGAATCATCACCTGCAACAATTTCATATCCATTATCGCCACTTATTTCCTCTCGAGATGTTAGGTTCCATCCCTCTTCGATAATTTGCGCCCATCGATCGCATTAAATCAGCTCGCAACCAACGCGCCGCCCGACCAAAAAACGGATTGGGCTCTGCCTCTACCTCGAGATCTCTCGAGATATTCACTGAATAACACAACATCATAAGTGAATCGCAATTACCAGAGATTGAAATTTTCCCCTTCCACCTCACAAGCACAAACCCATCGTCGACCGTCACACACCAGACCCTCCCCTGGTAATCGTCAATTCGTTTCACCTCTACCTCGCACGGCTCCAAAGAGAGTCTGCTCTCTTCTGTATCCTCAAATAAAACCTTCGGACGATAAAAGCGATACTCTCCACCAGGAACCAAATCCTCGGCCCTACCGATACAATAATTTGAAGACTTCGCCCCCTTCAGCTGAAACGCTGATTCGTAAATCACCTTATGTTCCCCGGTCACAAGTTGACCGATTCTTTCCCCTTCAATTAAAATCATCTCCTCGTCAGAACGGAAGTCTCTTCTTATAACTCTTAGGGGATATCTCGCCATCACCTTTCCCGTTTCCACGTTCACGCTGAACACTTTATCCCTATCACTGAGCTCATCAATAGAAAGCCATCCCCTCAAGGTTAGAATTTCCGTGTCTTCTGAGAAACAATAATCGTCCCTTGCATCGTCCCCCTTGGGCTTTGAGACTATCATCTTTTGCCCTCTCCACGTTTTTTCCAAGTCTGTCATCTGTTGATAAAAACGAATATACTTTCTCATCCTCGTCGTCGCCGGTCCTGCCGGATAGGTCAACCGTCCACTCTGTAATTCCTGAAGCAATACTTTATATCCCACGTCCTTTGACGTTTCCGAAAATATAAAAGGCATGACATAAATGTCGAGTTGCTCCAATGCCGCAGCGATCCGGCTATAAATCGGATCACCCTTTCCCGTTGCGTCAATGATCACTGTGCTTAGTTTGTAGTTTTTCAGAAAGTTCAAAATCTGCGGATGTTGTGCTTCGTGATCGTCTCCTTGCAATTCCAACCAATTGAGAACGTGGAGCGGAAAACGTTTTTCCTTATCAAATTCCACCGCTCCCTCCCAAAAAGGCCTACCAATTGTTACCACCGTCGAGTTTTCCCTCCCAACATCGATCGCGGCATGGTTCTCGTGTGTCGCGTCATAGGTTGCGACGTTCATCGACCGACGAAAGACAACTTTTCTCTCCTTCCCCTTTACCGTCTTCGTTATGACTAAATTACTATTCCTTTCCTTCAGACCCCTCTCACCGAATAAGTCGGGGTCAATAAACATCCCCCGCTCTAACATCCAGTGCAATTTATACTTCATGCGAAATTCATCGCTATCCTCATTCAGTCTTCGTTTTTCCTTGAGAATATACTTTCGATACCTCGGGTTGTATCTTTGAGCCACTGTATAATCGAACTCGAAATGAGACCTTTTTCTTGAATTCGTTCTCCCCTCGGCAACGTCGTATCTTTTGTTTCTTCTGCATGCCTCATAGAAATCTGACTTTACTTTGTTTGGCGTACCTATCTTTACAATTGTCCCTGCGGTGTTGTGAGCAATAATCCCATTTGCCACAAAGTTATGGCATGGATCCGGCATCACAACATCGTAAACCTGTTGCTCGCCACCGTCGTCTATCCGAACGACTCTCTCCCATACAACATCGACATCCAGCGGGAACGCCGAACGAATATCTCCTTGAGATGGAACAAACGAAGTCTCTCGCCTATCCCGTCGATCACGAAGAAAACGAACCCCCTCCTCTAATTCCTGCTTTCGTTCAACCAATAAACGAATGTTCGCATGAAACGCAAGAACGGAAGCCTCTCCTGAGATCGTCAACCGATGTCGAACTGCCCCTGCCTCTATCTTTTCATCGATTCTACTTTGTATCCCGAATTTCAATAACAACAAGGTCAACTGTTGAAGTAAGCCCCGATTCATCTGAGAAATAACGATCGTGCACTGCCCCTCATTCTGCGTCGTCACCTCTCCGGTGGTGTCTATCAATCCACCAATAAACGCCGCAACCTCTTCTTTCGGAGCAGTCCAGATCTTAGATGGAATCCTCTCCTGACAATAACTTCCATCTCCTACAAACATCCCCAATAGACGAGCAGTGTCTTCCCCGATCGACTTCTTACCGAAAAAAGGAAGACTTTTCGGAACGGCTACTTGATCCCCTATCCTCACATCTTCCAATTTCGTCCATCGAGGCAACCGGGGATATTCCTGCGGTTTCACAATAACGGGATGCTCCAATGTTCCCGTCAACTCCTTCATCGAGTTCAATCTAATGGTCAAACAAGGCTGAATTCCACTATCAATGAAGTTCTCGGGAGCTTTCGAGTGAAATTTCAACTCCTCGTCGTAACACGCCGTCTCTGTCTCCATAGTCATTTTGTCCAGACGAACAAATCGCCCATCGGACAAAGGAACCATCGCATCCCCTGTCAAACAACTCGCCATCATAGGATGAAGACTTGCCCTGATTCGATGCGCAGAAATATCCTGACAGTTATGGCAAAGAACACCGCTGGCAAAAAAGTTCCCCGTCTCGGTTTTCAAGTCATACGCCTGATTCAATGAATCCGATAGTTGAATAGAAAGAAGAGTTACACCGTGAATAATATCCTTCTCATCCTTTCTGAGAAAGAGCATTGCTTTTTTCGGTAGATTCTCCTCCTCTCGATCCTCGCCAGAAAACCATTGACGATATAACCCCGCCTCGCCAAAGGGTTCGAGATGTATCGCCCTTGCCTCTAATCCTGACCGAGAACGAAACCCGTCTCCGACCGCGGACGGTCTAACCGGAAGATTAAACAATGACTGAAGAGAATCATAAATTTGACTCGTGGACACATACCCCACCCCGTCAACAAACCACATATGATTTGGTGTGCACCGAATAACCGCGCCATCACTGAACCGAAGCGTATAACTCCACTCACTTACAACTTTGACCAAATGGCCCAACACTGGAGTCCAAACAATACCACCAAGCCCGTCATCCCATCCCTTTACACTTCCGCGATATCCATTTGAAACAATATCCTGAATTGTCCGCAACCCCTGCTCCGTTTCAACAACAGTCTCCCCTCCCACACACTCCTCCAACAACATAAGGTGATAAGTTCTCCCCTCGATCTTTGCCTGCGGCGATGCCGTTCGACAGTCAACAAAACTCCCGTTCGGCAAAACCAAGTTTTCGCTCTGACTATCCAAGTCAATATTGATCTCGGGATCGAGCAACATCTCCTTCGCATCCGTGGAATACATCCGAACCTTCATCCGACTCCACATGATCCCGGCCTGCTCATATGTCGGACCAAATATCCCACACCATAATCCTCGAGCAAATTTCGAGATTCTCGGATCGTTCGGCAACGCCTTTCCCAACTCAGGCAATAAAACACAACAACCGCAAACGGTCACTGCAATCGTTTCCGTGTTATGCGTCACTGTCCCGTCCCCGAGTAGGAATCTCTTATGTTTCCCCTCCAACGCAAAACCAAAGTATTCCCCCGTCCCGTAATCGAGCAGTGCAAAACTGCTTCGTTCAAACAACCCCTTCCCCAAAGAACGCAATAATTCGTATCTCGAAAAATCCTCCATCTCTAACAACTTCTCGAGTTTGACATCAACCGTCTTCCCACTCCACTGATCGAACAAAGTCAATATGTGGGACTGGTTCACCATATGGGGCCTAAACTCTGATCGATGAGGGCTGACCCGAAACATCCGCTCCCTTCCCCGTGCGAGTTTTCCGACTTTCAACGACTGCCCCCCGTCTCCGCAAACAAAGTCACCCACCTCGATCTCTTCCACCGCCTTGATCTCGCCGTCACTCATAAGAATCGGCGTTCCCTCAGCAAAACACTTTCCGCTTTGACGGGAAAACAATGCACTCAACTCCTCCGCATCCTCCACCAATAAACTATAAATAACTCTCCACCCCAGCTCCTTCTCGTAAGGATAAAGATTCACCCCACACATCCTCTCGCAAAACTCCAACGCTATATCGCTCAACGTCTCAATCTCATTCTCACTCAACTCTCCTCTCTTCCCTATCCCTCCGATTACCTTCTCAATCTCTTCCACTCTCTCTTTTTCTTCCATCTCTTTCGTCTTTCCTTTCCTTTGCTCTTTCTTTATACCATCTGAGAAATATCTACGCTTTCTATCTCGGATTCCTTTCTCCCTCCCCCTTCTGAGAAATAGCACGTTTCTGCCTCCTCCCCTTTATCCCTCCACCTCTTCTTTCACTTTCCATGATTTAGGGTTAGAAGTATCGAAATATTGTCCTCGGCCTGGTCTACCCTCCTTATACTATTAGCTTTTTCGACTTTCTCCCCCTTTTTTCTTTCAATTTCAGGTTGCTTTTCGTATAGCCCCCCAGGTTTATACACTCTTTCGCTCCGTCTATTTCGGGTGCCTGTCCCCTCAATGTTTCCAATGACTTATATACTTGAGCCCTTTTCTACTGAATTTAGCCGGGGGGCTATTCCTCAATGATTCCCAATTCTTCTCCTGCTATTTCTAAAAACGTTCGTGTGTGAGTAAAGGTGCCCCGCCTTTTCCTAATCCCATTCCTAAAGGGGTCGGAACCTATTGATATCCTTGAACAAATCCGTCCGGATCTGCCTGTAAATACTCCGGTCAATCCCCACCATAGGGCCCTGTTCGTTACTTCTAGCTCTATCCCATGGGAATCATTGATCAAATCTCCGGAAGAAATGGCCCGAAAATTCAGGGATCTAGCCTTATCTCGAGCTCCTCTCACGACACGACATAACCTACGGGAATAACTAAGGAATAAATGTAATCGCCTTCTCCTTTGTTGATATTCCGGTCTCCCTTTGTCCTACCCTCCGGACGTACCAGATCCGGAAACCCCCTGATATTATTCCGGATACTCCCCAGCCAGATCCCCTAGCGACCCCCTCATGTTCCTTACAGATCCGGTAAGTCCCCCTAATCATTCCGGAATAATGACCGGAGACCCCCCATTCATGCATAGAAATTCCTATCCCACTGTAATCATTATGCTATATAGATCTGGCCGGCTAACCCCTTGATATTCTTCCCGATATTCCGGAATAATCCCATATCATTGTCGACTATGACCGGATAAAGATAAGTATGTCCATTCTTGTTTGACCTATGTACCTGGGATTATTCCGGAATATCGGGAAGGATCTCCTAATCACCATCTTTCCGTCCACTATGTACCTGATATCACTCCGGAAAGAAGAAAAACGCACACCAAAAAACAAGCCAGTCTATCTCTCTCAGAACTATTCGTTACTCCATACCACGCTATACTGGCCACACTACTCTATTCTTATATCGCTGTTTCTACCACTCCAGTGCATCAATACCAGGCTCTTTCTCGAGTTTTTTAGGCGTTTTTTTGGAATAACCTGAAATTTAGCGTTTTTTCGGGTCTCCATGGGACCCTCACCTAAAAATCAGAAAATCGCTGTAACCCCACGTTTTCATTGCGCAATTCGAGAATTTATGAAAATTCCCCGAATTTACCTTCGATATTTCGTCTAACCTTATGATTTCACTGCAAAATTCCCAAATATTGCCCCTTATCGAAAAGTTTTATATGCACACTTTGAATTTTGCAGTGAAATCATAAGGTTAGACCGTCTATCCACTCAGAGCAATTAAAACTTTCGCTTACTTCTTCCCCTTACTCCTTTATTCTCGCGCTTTCTCTTTGTTTTTGCCCCCTCCTCGTACTTCCGGAGAACTAATTCCTGAATAACCCTTAT